GCCATTGCGGGCGCCATTGTCGGAGCCATTGCCAGCCGACGAGCTGCGGCATTCGCGATGGCAGCATTCGGGGTCGCAGCAAACTGTGTTGGGTCATTAGCTGCTACCAATTGGATTACCCCCCATCAAATTCGCCATTGCGGTATTCCCCTTGACTCCTGTTTTCATTCTCCGAAGGATCGCATTCTGGCGAGCCTTGATTTGCAAGTTTCGCTCGCGATATCCTTCGAGGTTTGCTGTCGGGCCCAAATTCGGAGAGCCCTGTGTTCCGTATTTCTTGTCACCGGCCGCAAAGCGATTGAAGCCGGGAGACCGTGCATTATCCTGTGGAACCGGAATGGCCATTAGTTGGACCCTTCCGTGACAACCTGCTTGACTTCCATTACGTTGACAATCCCGAACAGCTTGATGGGTCCAGTACTAAGACTACCATCCGTTGTCATCTGAATTTGAAAGCTCACCTGGCGATAGCGAAGCGACTTTGCAAACTTCACGAAATGCTGGGCGAGAGCGCCGGGAGCCGACCAGGTAGTGCTTATTCCCGGAACGGCGAGAATGGGCTGCCCCCACGTATTCAATTGAGACCAGGTGTATTGCTTTGCTTGCAGCCATGTCACCGAGAAATTCGTGACAATGGGCGTGACAATGCCAGTCACTGCGGTTGAGGTGAGCACTGTTGCGCCCCACCAATGCATCTTCTTATAGCGCTGCCCGAATGAGAAGATTCGATAGCGACGACCATAGGCCGAGTCGAAATTCTTCGTCTGCATTCTGCAAGCAATGGTTGAGCTTTCCGTTACGTTGCTATAGCCGTCCTGGAGACTGAATGTCCGAACGTCATTACTGAGGATACTGCCCCCGTAATAGACATCCAGGCCACTATTGCTAGGCATTCTTACGAGGGTACCGACCCATTGTTCATTGTTAGTCAGGCTAAACTGGAATTCGGTCCACGTCCGAGTGCGAATGCCAAAGGAATAGATCTTGCGGTAATAGCGGAAGACCAGCCGGTCCCCGAATAGCGTCAGGAAGTACGGCAAAGCATAGGTAGCTCCGACGGGAGAGGCTGGAGTAGTATTGTCGTAGACTGGCGGGACCTTGATATTGAGTTTCGTCCAGTGATAGTTGACAATCTCATAGACAGCCGTGTGATAGAGAACGAAAACCGAGTTCTCGAATTGCACGACACAGTTAAAGCCAGAAGCGCCAATGACACTGTTGACTTTCTTCAGGCTTGACGACGACGGAACGCTGTCGAAGGAAAGGACATATGTCGAGTCCTCCTTGAATAGCATGATGTTATCTTGATAGATAACTAAATCGATCAAGCGCTTTCCGTCGCCAGGCGAAATGTCAATGAACGTGGCGTCGCCGGTATTCCACGAGGACGGATCAGCAGTCAAAGAATACTGCAAACGAGCTGTATTCGACGTGGCAGTCGTTCCCGGAACAATCCACGCCCTTTCCTTGTAGATCAATGCCGAGCTAGCGCCAGGCAGGGTGGAAAGAGTGGCATAAGTTGTTCCATCCCAAGTTGCTCCGCCAGCTGCGGCATTCGCTTTCGGAAAGAACCAGACCTTATTGTTATACTGGACGGCAGTGTCCGAAGCAATGGACCCGAGTAATGTCCACGCTCCCCCGGTCGTTTGATAGACACCCTGGCCATTCGAGCCGATAATGTACTGAGTGCCATTCAACGTTGCCAGAAGCAATACTTTCATACAGCTCGTGGCGGAAGGGGGCGAAGCCTGATGCAATGAAATAGGGGGACGGCTCACAAGCGAACCGTCCAACCCCACCTCAAAGTTAATGCAGCTCGTCATTTCCGTATCGGCAATGGCGCCCGGATCACTGAAGAGATTGATCCCACCAATGAATGGACCAAGCCGCAATTCCTGTCCAGGCATTAAAACCACCCCGGAAAGAATTCGACCTGATCCTCAGCCTTTACCGTTATGGAAGGGTAGACTTCTCGGGTAACCCAGTTGTCTCTTTCTTTGAGCTGGTTAACTCCGGTTTGGAATTGCTGTCGCTTTTGCTGACCGGCGCCGAAGTTCTCATCGAGTTCATAAGCCATTGACAGGCAATATTCAACGATGTGATTGTGATAGCCGTTAGGAAATTCGAGATTGTCAGTATCATTGACAACATCGACAGTATTACGAAGGTAATAAATCGTAAAGTTGGTTGGGTTACCATTAGAGACAGTGGAGCTTTGAGCCGGAACAGGAAAGACCGTAAGCTGCCCGTTCCAAACGTAATAGACAAGAGGGTCTCCCTGAGAATAATTGGCGGGATTAAGCAGGCCGTCAATGTATTCATCAAAGCCCTGCGGAGTCATTCCCTTCATGTGAAGGCCATTGAACTTTACCGACCTCAGCATCCGGCAATCGGTCGGCAGGTTATAAACCCCCACTCCAGCCTGAACGGGCGTCGTTGCAGTTTGCTGCAAGAGGTCATCATTCTGGTTGGCGATTTCTCGTTGAGCGTCATTCACCCAACGGATAATGTCGGCGTCCTGAATCTGAATGCCAGCGTCGTCACCGAATGCACGCTTAACGCGCGTCTTAACGTCCCCTAAGTTCACTGAAGTCTACCCCATTGTGCTTGTAATGGATTTTGGGGCTGCGCAATACCGAAGCCGCAATGAGCCCGGCCTCCATTCGTGCCTCCTGGGCCTCTTTCATTCTCAGCGCTTCGGTAGCTTTATTCAGAGCGTCTACCCGATTGAGGACATTACCTTGAGCATTATCAACACTGATAATGTGAGCCAGAAGACGCTCGTCAGCATCATCAAAAAAGCCAACAGTATAGGGCGTGCGGCCCGGCATTCGATGAACCACTGCCCAAGGTTTCGTATCCAGCGGCCCGCGAGAACCCGGGGGTATAAAGTGTAACTCCAGATACGGATCATATGCCCTCAACAGTTCGTCAATGCGACGATGCTTCTCGGTAATGGGCTCGTCCTTGAGCGGAACGTGAATGCTGCCATTCTGGTCAAGAAGAATAGCCCCATTGCCGTCCATTACGCCATCCTCGTGATCATAATGGTCGCCTTGTAAACTGAACCGGCCGAGGCGTTCGACACTGCATTAACAGTGAAGTTATTGCCGGATACTCCTTCAGCATAGAATGTATACGTTGACTGAGTGTTCGCAACATTCGCGACTGGACAAGCTCCAGTGCCGACAGTGCCACCATTATTCTCAAACTTGAAGTTGTCAATAGCCGTAGACTCTGCGGTTGCGCCAAAGCCAACAATGACATCGCACCTATAATAGCCGGTCGAGGGAATGGTCACCGTGACAATGGCAGTACCGGCAGTCGGTGCTGTCGCGGTAGCAGAATTCGACTTAGTCGAAGACTGTAATGCCGCCTGCGCGGACATTGTGACAAGACCCTGGCCCATTGTCACAGCAAGGTTATTATCAGTAGCAGGAACGGCAGCCAGATAATAGGCGCGCTCAAGGTCGCCAATGGATACACTAGGCGGTGCGGTCATTACAAATCCCTCCCGGGGAAAAAGAAAAGCCCAGCCCAGGGTTCTGGACTGGGCTTTTCGTTTGACGTTATTCAGGCGGAAGAACGAGGGCCTTTACTGCCCACATCACGCATTCCTCAAACTTAGTTTCAGCGAGCGAGAATTCTCGCAGGTTCACCGGAATTGGAGTGCTATTCCGCGCATCCTCCAGTGCATCAGCGAAAGCCAATGCGGCTCGGCGCAGCTTGACAATTTCACGAACATTCTTTTCGCTCGGAGCGTGGTGCTCAATGCTCCGACGCATCTTTTCACTCGCCACTAGCCCTCCGTAATGTCGCCGATCAGACCCTGGGAATTCCTCTGGTGACAGCCCAGCTGCATGTACTTGTAGACCGTCGCGTCATAGGCGTCAAAGCCGATAACGCGAATGAAACGGCTGCCGTCACGGTCCATGAATGCCCAGTCCTGCGGCCGATAGACCGTGATCTGGTTTTCATTCAGGTAGTACATTGTGTTCGGGTTGCAGTCAATGTCAGCCATGACGGGAATGTCGCCACGGTCGGTCGTGAATGCGAGCCCGGAAAAGCCACCCTCGAACTCTTGCGTATTCGTATAGCGGCGCTGCTGGACAAGCAGGTTGAAATACGCGCGACGAACACCAAGAGTGGTCCAGATGACAGTCGTGTCACCACCCTTTGTGTAAATGTCGTCAGCCTGCTTAATCATCAAACCTTCGGAAAGCGCACGCTGCGTTCCACCATTCGTGTTAACCACGGAGGCCCAAACGGGAGTCGTTGCCGGGTCAATCCCGTAAAGGGCACCTGTTGCAGCGACAATGTTCTGAAGGCCCGTGATTTCACGAGTGACGTTGCCAGTCCTGACAATGATGTCGCCCGCAACGCCGGAGATAGCTGCACCGTCGAATGTAATCGAGGTGTTCGGCGAGATAGCCGTAATGTTGCGGCCAGTCGCCTTCTGCGTGACACCCGTGGAGTCGTAGATGTCAATAACCATTCCGATTTCCACGTACGGCATTGTCAGTGCCGTCGGGAAAGTGTTCGTAGTGGTATAGGTACCGCTGGCAGTCGCCAATGTACCAAGCGACGTACCGAAGATCTGACGGTTAAGGTCACGCTTCAGGTCGGTCTGAATGCCATTGATTTCCTGGTCCAGAACAGAGGCGAAAGCCTGCTCATTCGTCTGGGCCAATTCGAATGTCTGACCGGAAAGCCGAACCGAACCGTAGAGATAAGCCAGGGAAACCTGTGCCGCAGCATAGCTCTGGTTCTGCGCCGTCGGGAGAGCTTCCATTTCCAGACGAGCACCGACACCATTGTTACGCTTGATGTGCGTAGCGAACTTGACGTACTTACCGCCGACAGTCGATTCGATATTCTCGGCCGACTGGTCCATTCGCTTCGTGATTCGGTTGTAGTTAGCTAAC